GTCCATCATAATTTAATCTTATACTATTACTTGGATCTGTCGTTCCACCATCAAATTGTCCTGCAGTTTTTGTAAGACCATTATATTCAATGAAAGAAGAACTTGTAGAACCAGAAGTTACACCTCTATCACCAGGAATTGTTCCAGAAGTAATTTGTGATCCATTTAATGCAGTGAGAGCAGATCCATCACCATAATAAGTAACAGCAGCACCAACACTAGCAGTAACAATACCAGAAATGTTTGTGTTTCCAATAATGTTTAAGACGTTACTACTTTCGGTATAATTTGATATACCTAAGTCTAATGTTTTTTGTCGGTTACTAACGTATTTTGACATTTTAATTCAGAGTCTCCAAAATACTTCCAATAAACTTGAGATCAGTTGATGTACTTCCCGATATCTTAATAATATCATTGGTTTCCATAATTAATTTTCCGTTTAATATACTAGCAGTATCATTTCCAGGAACAGGAAAATCTTTGACAATTTCTGTTGTTACCGCTGTTCCAGAAATAGATCTTTCATGAGAAACAGTGACTGTTTGTGTCGATGAACCAATATTTGCAACTTGTGCTAATAGAACAACTCCAGAATATCCCACTGGTGCAGTGTAAATACCAACTGCACTAGTGGGAACAACTTGAGTTACTGTTTTATAAACATTTAGTGCTAATGCCATTTTTTACATACCTCCTAATGCTAGTACAATTGGCGTAACATTTGCTATCAAACTCTTTGAATAAAAATTACCACTAATGGTTCCAGTAGATTGATTAACAACAACACCATCACCAATTCTAAAGTTTCCAGATTGATCTGTACTGGTATAAATCACCAAACCACCATCTTTAGATACAACTTCATTTGCTTGAATTGTAATTCCACCAGTTTGAGGTAATGCAGTTGCAATTGTAACTCCACTTCCAATGTATTCAAACGAATGGCTAGATGCCAAAATTCTACTTTGCTTATATATTGGTGCAGTAGTTCCTACACCAACAGCATATGGTAAATTCTCTGTGATAGTAACCGTAGAAATTCCTGAATTAGGAAGTGTAGCACTTTCAATCACATAATATTTTGGAGTTAATGTTGCAGTAACAGTTGCCGTATTAACACCAACATTTGGAGAAGATATTGTTACAGTCGGAGCAGAAGAACCATATCCTCTACCATTTGAAATAATATCAATAGATGTTACTTTTCCGTTTTCGATATTTGCTGATGCTGTTGCTGTAACACCCCACGATTCACTTGGAGAATCAATGGTCACAGTTGGTTGACTTGTATATCCTGTTCCACCAGAACCAACTGATATACTCTCAACTTCATAATATAAGTTATCAAATATTATTACTTGTCCGTCATAAGGTCTAACTGTTCCAACACCAGCAATTGAAAATACCGAACTTCCTGCATCTGCTGCTGCTGTGACGATACCAGATATTTTTTCAGCACTTACACCTTCAGCAATCAATCCATAGTTACCAAATGATGAGTTGGAGTTTGTTAAGTCACATCCTCCACCAGAACCACAATAGATTGCTGTATCAGAACAAATAGTGAATAGAGAAACTAACTGACCATATCCTTCATTTGTGATAGAAACACCAATTCCGTTTTTATTATATTGTGTATAAGAGTCTGTAACCATACTCTTAGTATCACCAAGAACGTGATTTCCATCAATCTTCATTCCAATACTGTTCTCAATAAAATTGGTACAGTTTCTAATATATGGGGATTGTGTTGAGTTTCTAATAGTGTCTGGGTCAAAAGCAACCACTGCTTTTCCAGAATCTAATGTTCCAGTGAAAGATAACTCAGTAATGTAATTTCCAGGTGCTACATGGAATAAATCTTGATTTGAATTTTGTGGTTGAACTGTTACCTCTCTCAAACTATCCCCAATAATACTAACTTGGGGCGGTAGTTTGATAGGATTGTTCTCTATGTATGTACCAGCAGAAACTCTAATAACTGTTCCTGTTGTTGAGATCGCAACTGCTCCTGAGATTGTTGCTTTTGCGTCTCCAAGTCTTTCTCCTGTGTTTGTGTCGCTTCCGTCTTCTGTGACATATAAAATATTTGTTACTGTTGCACCAGCCCCAACACTTATGATGTCTGTTGCTATACCACTTCTTACTCTTTTTGTAAAAAGTTGACCATCATATGTATTAAGAGCAAGTTCTCCTAAATTTAAATCTGAAGTAGTTGGTTTTTTTCCAGCTACAGCAGACCGTTTTATTTTAATGATTGGATCTGCCATTTGAGTTCATCATCGGTATATACCATAGATCTCAATATATATTGAGACTTATTAGTTATTTATTAAAAATCTGTTGTCTCTGTTTTTGTTGTTCTTTTTGGTTTTGATGTAAGTTTGCCAATTTCTTCATTCTGCTCATTAATTTTTGTAGTCAATACTTCAACCAATTCACTAAGTTGCTTAACTTTTGCATCACTTGCAATTGTCTGCGAAAGTAAGTCAAATGACTTTTGTTGATATGATGCAATCAGATATTTTAAATCTTGTTCAGTCATAAAAAAGAGGGGTTTTTATACCCCCCTATTTAGATCATGTGCTCGATTATCAGAATGTACCACCATCAACAGTAATATTCTCAAGAGTTCTTTCAGAACCAGAGCAGTTGATGACTTGTGATTGACCCGCACAGTCATTAACCCACAAAGAACCAATTTCAAGTGCGGCATATGCAGATGCAGTCAGAACACCGCTGGTTTCTGAAACATCAGATGCAACAGCAATTCTTGCTGCACTATCATCCCAATAAACACCTGCTTTTTTAGCAGATGAAGTATAATAATTAAACAGCATACCAATATCTTTATTCAAGTCAGAAGATGGTGCAGAACCATCAACCATACCCAATTCCAGAAGTTGGTCTTCAATGGTTGTTTGGGTTGTATTAACCTGTGTAGTAGAACCATTAACAATCAGGTTACCCTGAACTGTAAGGTTCTGAGACATCTCAACAGCACCAGTGCTATCAGTAATTGTGATAGCGGCAGTACCGTCATTTGCTTTAACATTGGTAACATTAACCGTTGTGGTTGTTAATGTACCAGTTACATCAGTTGAAAGATCAACCTGACCTAAAGTGATTTGTTGACCAGAGAGAGTCAGATAATCATATGAACCTGCAAGGGTTACATCAGTTGAGTTATCTACACCAGCAGCATCAACACCAAGAGATGCTCTAGCAGTAGCACCAGATTCTACAACGAAGTTGCTACCATCACCAATAATAATACCACCATCAGATGGGGTTAAACCAGCAATATCAACGAGTTGTGCATCAAGACCATATGAAATCTGGTTGTTAGAAACTGTTGCTTCAATTCCAGTTCCACCAGTGAATGTTAAGGTCTCACCAGTGTTAAAGGTATCGTTAGAACCGACATCTGCAGCAAGTGTGAAAGATGATGCTGCAGGAGCAGAGAATGAAAGATTCCCTGAACCGTCAGTAATCAGAACGTGACCGTTAGAACCATCAGAACCAGGCATTGTAAAGGTTACAATACCAGCAAGACTATCAGGGGATTTTAATGATACAAAATCCGAACCGTTAGAAGTTCCTTCAACTAGGTTTACTCTGCTACCTACTGAAGAAGTTTCTCTCGTCCAATATCGGTGAGAACCAAAGAACTTATTACCTCCTGTGGTACTATTGATACCTACATAAAGTTCATAGGTGTCGGTAGTAAGTGCGGGTTCACCTGCCTGAAGACCAGGAAGATTAGCAAAGGCGCCTCTTTTAAACTGAATTACGGGAGAAGCCATTTTTATCTATTTTAGATTATCTATTTTAGATTTAATATTATTTATTAATTAAAATGTTCCTCCATCAAGACCCGAAAATGTAATATTGTTTACATCAACTTCTTTTTCTACTTGTGCTACAAAATCATCAGGTAAGTCACTATCTTCTGATGATGTTGATAACACTTGGTCCGCAGTAACTAGAACAAATTTATCTGCTGATGCACTATATCTCAGTACATATTTGTTTTTCGTACTATTCAGATTTTGTAAATCAGTATCTGTTAAATCCCGCAATCTTGTAGGCATTAAAAAGTACCTCCATCAAGATTATCAATCTGAATTGTACCCAAGTCTAATTCTTGTTCTAATTGTGAAATGAAATCATCAGGTAAGTCACTATCTTCTGATGATGTTGATAACACTTGGTCTGCAGTAACTAGAACAAATTTATCTGTTGCACTATCATATGAAACTAAAAGACCATCTTTTGTAGCATCCAGTGTTCCAAATGCAGTATCACCCATCTCTTGAATAATAGATGGTTGTCTAGTAGACCTCACAGTTATCTTTAGTTGTGGTTTTTTGGTTATACGAGAAACATTTCGTGCTTTTCTTACTACAGCCATAAGTTTTAGGTGGTAATGCCTGCTGTTACAATTGCCATACCCTCAACCATTCTGGAAACAGATCCAGAACCTGATGTCAAAACAACGTCATAGTAATATCTTCCAGGATCTAAAGCAACCGTTTTTCCTGCTGTCATTGCAATAGAAACTTCTCCGATTGAACCAGTGATGCTTACTGTGAATGACTGTGAAGACGTTGCTCCAGGATGTTTTTTAACTTTAGATGCACCCGTATATCCTGTTAGGTTGGATGCAGAACCATCAGATTCAGTAGATGTAAAAACCTCACTAAAGTCAGTACCTTGTGGGATAGTTATATTTACTACAGGGGTTGCCATCGTGCTTTTTTAACTATTTATCATCAGTCTTTTGTTGCTTAAGCATTTTAGACAATTCTGCGGTAGAACCAACAAACAATGCATTGGTAACATTAGTTGGACCTTTAACTTTTCCAGATTCGTCAATATCTTTCAATTTCTTCTGCAAGTCCATAAGTTTGTCTGTAGCATCAGAAACATTTTTAATAAGTTGACCAGCAACTTCATATGCTCTGGGCATTTCACTTTCTTGTGCTAACTCAAGAATACCGTTAATTGCTTCTTGACCC